CCCCCCTAATAAATGGGGGGTGGTTGATGAATGAACCCCCTTAATGAATGTCATGGGTTAATGAATGAACCCGGTTAATGAATGCCTAATGAGAACGGTTCTCACGACACGCCGACTTGACGTACAGTGTCAAACGTGTGTATGATAGGAGCATCAACCACAAGAGATGGAGGACAAAATGGACATCAACATGACCACCAAGGAAATCGCCGACGCCATCGCCAATGCAGTGACGGAGGCCACGAGCCTCAGGTGCGAAACATTTGCCGACGAATACGGCAATGCTGTAATCATCTCGGACTACACCCACCTCATCGCACGTATCGTCCCGGACTACGATGGCATCCAAGTAGTCTCGGCACCTTTCGGCCTGGAGGCCGTGGTAACCAGCATCCCGAGCAAAGCAACGTCCCTCAGTGACGCGCGAGAGCTCATAGCGCACCTTGACGACGCCATAGCGCACGTCACAGCGGCCGCAGTAGCCACATCCAGGCAATGACCAGCACCACACGCACAGCGCCCCGCACGGGGCGCTTTTTTTATACCCACAAATGATAACGATCCTCAATATCAGGGGGAGGCACCCCCCTAGGAAGGGGGGGGTCCCCGAAACCGACACGCGCGAGGCCTCACCGCACGCCTTGCCATTTGCGCCGACGAGGGCAAACGAGTAATAGCACCATCTGAGAGCCATTCTTTGGGGCCTTGGACGGGCTTTCACGACGAACCCTAGTACTTTTACCTTCCCACGCTGAAAGGCCCTCAGAGACGCCTTTATTCGATTCGGGCGCATTCGGCATGTGCAGCCATGGTGATGGCGTGGTCTGCCGTCCGTCCATCGAATGCCAGTGTGTGACGTCGAACGTCGGTTGTGGACGGCCATGTGCGGAAGCGGCTCGCATCCCATCGCGGCCATGTGGTTGAGTGGCCGACTCGGTGGAATGCCGTGTCGATGTCTTGGTTTAGGCGAATTTCCAACGCTGAGCCTGTGGATAACTCAAGTTAGGGGTTATAAATTCTGTGATGGAATTGTGAAGAGGCTTCGTGCTGAGGTGCGAATGTGACGAAAATCACAGTCGAATTCGATAAATTCGAGACCGATAGTCACAGCAAGTCCTTGACTTTCTGGCGTGTCATGGTGTATCACGCGTGCGCATGAGGCTGACCCCTCCCAAAGCCCAATAAATGTAGTGTGTAAGTGTAGGTATATATGGTGGTGGTGGTGGTGGTGGTGGCCTCTATATATATAAGAGGCGCGCATGCGCGCACACGCGCGCATATACACCACCATCAGCATGGTTGTCAAGTCGTGTCACATAAAAAGGGCAAAAAAAAACCCTAGAACACTCGCCTACGCATCCTACGTACCACAAGGAGACTGGAAACCGGATGATTTCCGAAACACCGTAGTTGCGAACTCTTGGCGAGTGTGCTAGGGTTGGATTACCAACAAAAACAACTATACCACGAAGGAGACGACCATGTGTCACACATTCCGCAAGCCGCAAGACCCGCCCGCACTCGACATCCAGCCGTACCGGAACATCCCCAACGGCCTCGCCCGTGAAGTCAACGGCCTCACCGTGGCCGACCCGACCAGCCCATACACATTCACCGACGCGCGGCTCCAAACCATCGCCATGCCCGTCATGGACAAAACCGGCAAGCCACGCTGGGATGACGCGTACTACGACGCGTTCTGGTCGCTCAGAAACGGCGACCTGCGCCTCAGCGAAGACGGCACCACCATGTACGCCCGCGACACCAACTGGCTCGGCGGCGACATGCCCAACACGTGGCATCCAATCAGCAGCCTGTCCGAGGAATTCGGCTTCCCCACCGGAAGCCGCGCCGTCCGCAACCTCGAACCAATGTTCCGCGCCGAAGCGCTCAAACTGCCACGCCTCGTCCGCGGAATGCGGTTCGGCGACACCGCCTTCCACCCACAAGGCAAGCACAGCGTCATGGTCGGCGAAGCCGACGACAACGGCGCATACCTGTACGTGGACGACAGCACATGGCTGTACGACAGCAAGAAAACCGCTAAAATCGTCGAACAGGCCAACAAGTTCATCGCCCAGCTCACCGCCGACGACGCGAGCCGCGAAAACCTCCTCCGCATGTTCGCCACCCCCTTCCTCGAACCGTACAAGCATCTCTTCTACGTGTTCTACGGACATGGCGGCGACGGCAAAAGCTTCCTCCTCGGACGCTTGGGCGACGCCTACTCCGACAAGGCCAGCGGCATCGCCATCAAAGCCCTCAACTCGCCCAGCGTGTTCGAAAGCGGCAACGAGGCGTTGAAGCTCGACGGCCGCTACTGGGTGTACGACGAGGAAGGCGACATGCTCACCGACAAGGACATGGGCATCATCAAACGCATCGCCACCGGCGACACCATCCACGCGCGAAGCGTCGGCCGCAACAGCGTCAACGTGCGCTCGCAGGCCACGCTCGTCATCGCAAGCAACCATCCGCTCGCGACCAGCAACGGCGACGCCAACATGCGTCGCCTCGTGCCCGTCATGTTCTCCGGCCGCAAAACCCCACAGCAGATGCAGCCGCTCGCCGACTTCATCGACCAGTACGGCATGACCCCGTTCATGCTCGCGAGCGCCATCCTCTGGGCCGACAAGCCGTTGGACGACGACATCCACCGCGACATCAGCTTCAACGACAGCGAGCAGGAGCTGGACGAACGCGCCATGTGGATAGTCAACGAAATCTGCGAGAACGGATACGCCGACACGCGCGCCTGCCCGTACCTCGGCCACACAAGCGGAGACACGTACAAGATGCTCGGTGTCGGACTGCGCAGCAAGCGCATCGACGGAAAGGTCTGCTCCGTCCGCGTCGTAATCGACGAAGACCGCTTCGCACCATACCGCGAACGCTACGAGCAGGAGTTGGACGAAACACGCCTCCCGTTGCTCGAAGACCTTCCCGTTGCCGAAGCTCAGACCGACATGGAACGTCGCGTCGTCGAAGACGGCGAAATCGTCAACGTCAAAGCGCCAGAAGGCTTCAAACTCCACAAGGAGCCGACCGACCCGGACAATCCGAAAGCCGTCCGCAACTGGAAGAACGGCAAGCAGGAAGATGTCGTGGAAATCGGCGCCGGAGACGTGTACGCCGTCATCCCGCAGCCCGGCAACATCATCATCGACATGGACGCTCCAAAGGACGACCACAGCCGCCACGGATACAACATCCTCCGACCCATGCTCGCCCCGACCCTCATGGTGCATACGCCGACGCACGGCGGCATCCACGCCTACTATCGGCTTCCCGAAGGCTGGACCGGCAAGCTCAAGAACACCAACCATGCGGACGGCATCCCCGTGGACGTGAAGGTGGACGGACGCGGATACGTGCTCGGAGCCGGCTCCAACATCGACGGCATCGGCTTCTACCAGCTGGTAGGCGACGAGACCGACGTGCAGGAGGCGCCGCTCGAACTGCTCAACTGGCTCGTCGAACACGGATACGGCGTCGAACCCATGCCGAAACCGTCTACGGCCAAGGAGAGCGCTCCACGCAACGGACGGCCAGACCTCACGCCAGTGCCCGAAGGGCGCCGCAACGACACGCTCTACAGGTGGGCTTGGGGACGCCTCCACAACCATGAGGACAACGAAGCCAACATCCACGACGAACTCGTGCTCCGCGGCCACGTCAGCGGACTCGGAGACACCGAAATCGAACGCATCTGGAAAAGCGTGAAAGAAACCGCGTGACGAATCCAATCGGACGATTATGCGTCACCGGCGCACGGCATGGGGCGGACGTGACAATCCGCCCCACCGGACGTGGACTTGCATGCGTCTTCGAATGCCCGCGATGCGGGCGAACTCTCACCGAACTCCATGTGACCAAAAACGGCCGCATCATGTTCGGCGTGCGGACTAGAATAAGAACCACGCGCAATGTCGGACTGGCATGCGCAATCATCGGAAAAACCCTAGGAAAGGGGCACGAATGCGAGACACGTTCACCGCAATCGCATACGGGACAATCGCCATCATGCTGACCATCATGTTCGCATGGGCGTGGTACGCCGAATATGCGAACACGCCGGTGCATTACACGACGATTCAAACCGTTGACGAAGGCGGATTCGAACACGACTGCCTAGTCGCGACCTACAAGAAGGACATGGCACTTGACTGCACCAATCCAAACGATTGAAAACCAAGCCCGCTCAATCCAAGAAGAACTCGGACGGCATCTCACGGCATTGCCCGACGACTTCGACAATCCGAAGACGCTGAAAGCGCGGATGGACCTACGCAGGGCGTATAATGCTGCTACGGACATCGTGGAACTCACGATGCGGTTAAGATTGGAAAGACTGGTATGAACTTCAAACGACACTTGAATCAGCGAATCCGCCTAGTGGAAGGAGTTGAACCGGATGCGACCGGTACCGGAATGGGAGGCTCTGAAGGCTCGTCTGGAAGCGCAGCGGCCTCGACACAGCAGGAGCCGACAATCACCCAAGCCCAGCTCGACGCCATCATCAGCCGAAAGCTCGCCAAGGAACGCGAAAAGCTCGAAGCAGCCCAGAAAGCAGCCGAAGACGCCCGAAAACTAGCCGAGGAAACCGAAGCAAAGGTCAATGAGGCCCGTGAGAAGGGCATCAGCCTCGGCCTGTTGCAGGCGAAACGCAACGCCATCGCAGAACAGTACGGGCTGAGCGCCGACCTGCTGCCAGCCGAGGAAGACAAGCTCGACGCCTTCGAGAAGCAGCTCGCGGCAAGCATCAACAGCCGCACGCGCGTCACGCCAGTGACCGTCGAACCGGCCAACAAGACACCCGACTGGATGGGAGCCGCGCATGCGTGACATCCGAATCCTCAGCATGGTGATGCGCGATGAAAACGTTCCTGCGACCCTCTCAATCATCGACGATGATGTGGTGGTGAACTCACCCGTGGAGTTGGACGAAAACGAGAAAGACAAGCTGGTAAAACGCTTTGCCGAACGCATCCTACAGCTGGGACTCGCAATGCACGACTGGAAGGAAAAGAATTGACCGACGAACTGAAGCCGCTCGCCACCGTCGAAGACACCGAAGTATACCTACGCCACAAAGTGCCAATCGACCTCGTGGACTATGAGGAACGCAAACGCGGAGCCGCATCGAACGTGCTCCGCATGATGTACCGCAACCAAGGCGACGACTTGGACAAGCAGGTCACGGAAGACCCGCTCACACGCCAAATGGTCGCCGACATCATCGGCGTCAGCGTCGCACAGGACGTGAGCCGCAAGGAATCCATGTCCGAAAGCGATACCGACCTGAGCGCGTTCAAAACGTTCACCCAAACGGCGGGCGGCTACAGTTTCACCGGCGAATGGCGAGGCAACACGGACGACGTGTTCTTCACCGGCAACCAGCTCAAACAACTGGGCGTCGGACGCGCCACCATAGCAAGGTTCCAACTCTGATGCACTACGGACTCAAAACACACGAAATCACCGTCACCACCGGAGACGGCCAACACACGGTCAAAGGCATCGTGACCGCGAACACCACAAGCGAAGACACCGGCACGTTCGACAACATGACCGAAGTGGACTCGCTCACCATCCACGTCACCACGCCGGACACGCCACCGGAAATCGTCGGCGGTGAACTCGAATACTATGGGAACACCTACCACGTCACCTCAATCAAACCGCCGATAGACCCCGAAAACAGGGTGATGTTCAACCCGTTCAAATGGAGTTTCAACGCGAAGCAGGTGCAATACTGATGGCAAGACTCAAAGGCGCCAAAATCATGGTCGCCGCACCGAACGCGGCGACCAACCTCGTGATGCAGTCGGCGGGATTCCAACAGGAGTCACGCCGCGTCGCATCACGAATCATGCCACAGCTGCGAATGGACTCATACAGGGACAAGCCACCGACCATGACCACATACCGCACGCTCAGCACATTCAAAGGAACCCGCCGAGCCGGAACGGAAATCAAATACTACAAGACGCCACATTCCGGCGACACACTGAAAGGATTCGGACTGTGAGCAAAGACAATGAAATCGTCAACGACATCATCAACGGACTATCCCAGCGCCTCGACATGCGCGTATACGACAAGTATCCGACCGTGAAGACCACAAGCCAGTATCCGCTCATCATCGTCACACGACAGAACGCGTCCGACATCACCCCATACATCCGACATTTGGACATCGCCATCACCGTGGTGACACGCGAACTCTCAGGCGGAACCGACAACACGCTCAGCGCCGAAATCGGTGACGCGCTCACCGACTGGTACAATCAGAGCCTGTGGGACATCATGGGCGCCCCGCTGCTCAACACCACCGACACCCAGCCGACCAAAGACGGACGCGCATCCACCGTCTACGACTACCAGTTGGAGTACCTGAGTTGAAAAGCACGCAGGAGTCGGTCGAAGACCTCATGGAAATACTCTCACCGGCGGCCAAGGACATCATCACCGACGAACAGGTCAGACAAGCACAAGCGGCCGCCAGCAGCGGCGACAGGCATATGGCCGGCAAGGTCTTGGGCGACATCTGGAAGCAGGTCGCGGAAAAATCCGCTGGATTAAGCTTGGAACGGCTCGACTCCGACAGTTTCGGCAAGAAGGTCGGATGGCTGATAAGCCAGCAGCGTTCCGAAAAGACAGTCAGGGATTTTCTCGCCAAATACAAGCGAGAACTGGCCGTACAGCCGATGCAGGAGGCGACCGCCAACCTGTTCGCCCTCGACTCGACAACCGAAGTCGTACGCGAATCTGTAGGCGAAACATGCCCATGGTGCCTCGAACGGTGCGGAATATGGCACCCATACGACGCGAACCATTACGGCGTCTGGGCAAGACACGCCGGATGCGACTGCAAAATCTACGTAAGGAACAGCCTCACATGACGCCAACCATCAACAACACCGACCCACAATACGTCGAAAGTCCGACGCGCCGCGCCATCATGAAAACCGAAATGGTACGATGGTATCGAGAACAACGACGCCAAATGGCCGAACAGCTAAGGAGGATTTATGGCAGGGAAGACTGAAGAAGCCCTCTCAAGCCGCATGGAACAGGTCAACGGACTCATCGACAAAGCCTACTCGGACATGGAAGAGTACGGGCGGAAAGCCGAAACAACCGACGATGACCGCGAATACTATATGAGCATGGCAAGCAACGCGCAGAGAAACTACGTCAGCTTCATGCAGCTGCTCATGACCATGACCAAAAACTTCGACGAAGCGGTGAAAGTCGATTCGCACAAAAGCAAGACAACAGCCGCCAAAGCGCCGAAAACCACTCTTCAGAAACTCATAGCGAAGGAAGCGAAACGCTCATGACACTCACCATCGTGGACGAACAGGCAATCTCATTCCCATGGATTGAACTCGTCAAGAACGCATACTCCATGCGCGTTCGGGTCAGCAACTTCAGCGCGGTCGGCAAACGCAGCTTCACGCGCATACTCTCCAAGGCGGTCGGCGGCGTCAACTCCTACTTCCTCATGCAGGACGGCGACCCGCTCAGCACCGACTACCTCCCATCCGCAGACCTGCAGTTGGACAAGGTGGCCGCGGTAGGCTTGGATGGACGCTGCTATGACGAGAACGCTGACGAAATCGACGAAAACCTACGATGCCTCACCCTCAGCCACGCGCCAGTCACCGACCAAGCCGTACTGTTGGCGCAGCGTGCCATGGTCATCGAAGGACTCATCTCCCAAAACCTCGAACATCTCATGCTGCCCGAACCCGTCGTGGTCGGTACCTCACCCGACGTGGTAATCAAAACAGACCCGAGCAAGAACCCCTCCGATTGGACGAAGTTCGATGCCAATGACGACCACGACACCATCGTCCGGCCGGAAGTCAAACGACTCAGCCAATGGGATAACGGACAGCTCAAAACACTCCTGCAAAACACGGTGTTGAGCTTCCAGATGGAAACCGGACTCCCTCCGCAGGACGCGCAGATTCTGGACACGCTCGGAGCGACCACCCAATCGTTGGTGTCGAACCGTGAAAGCTTCGTCAGCCGCATCTACATCATCAAACAGGATTTGAACGCGGTGTTCGAACCATTGGGCATCACGTTGGACTACGAGCTGACGTTCCCGCAGACCGCGCAGGACATCGCATCCATCGGCGACGCCTACGGCAAGGGCGCCGACGCCGACATCCTCAAGAAGTATCAGGTGGTGTGACATGCTGGTGAAGAATCCAAATTGGAGGGCGAACGTCCGCCCAACATCCGACGTGGCAATAATGGCCGCCGAGTACGTGAACTGGGGTCGTGGAAACGCAATCCTCCCGTTTCAGGTCGAATTTCTCAACAACGCCTTCCAACGCAAGAAGGACGGCACTTGGAAATACAAGCGTGTCGCATTGAACATGCCGCGTCAGAACGGCAAGACCAAAATCCTCACCGCCCCAATCCTCTTCTACCTGTTCGTGCTCGGCCTGAACGTGCTCGTCACCGCGCACGAGCAGATAGCCGCCAACAAAATCATGGAGGATTTGAAAGACGCCATCGATTCGAATCCCGAACTGAAGGCCGAAGTCACGCATTTCAGCACCACCATGGGACGCGAGCGCCTACAGTTGAAAAACGGCGCGTTCGTCCGGTTCCGTTCCCGCAAGAGCGCTTCCGCGGGCATGGGTGGCACGTTCGATTTAGTCATCTTCGACGAGGCGCAGGAACTCCGCTCCGAATACGAGGCGATGATTACCAAAACGTTGAAGACGCGCCGCATGGCGATGATAATCTACACCGGCACGCCGTTCCTCCCCTCGTCCATCGGAGACACGTTCAACGTGTTCCTTGACAACGCCGAAAACGACGATATGTCGTATGCGGTGCGTTACGGTGTCGATGATGAGACGGCGGACATCGAGGACGAGCAGTTGTGGGCGCTCACCAATCCGCTCTACCCGGACGTGATTCCACGAGAAGCGTTCCTCACCGACGTGGCGATAGCCAAACAGGGCGGCGCGGACGGACTCATAGACTTCCGCATCCAAGACTTGGGCCTGTGGTGGGCGGACAGCATTCCTCCCGCAATCCCGATGGACTTGTGGGACAGCGCGTACTCCGACCTCCAACATGACCGCGACACGCTCGTCTACGCGCTCACCTTCGACCCGACCACAAGCACGCTCGCCCTCAGCGTCGCGGCCAACACCGAAGAGGTGACGGTCGGTTCGCAGCATTACGACAAGTGGGCGTACATCATCGGAGAAATCGTGGACGAACGCCCCACCACCGAATCATGGCAGTGGGTGGTTGACGAATTGAAGACGCGCCCACGCAAGACCACGCTCATCTTGGACGCTGGCGGCTTAAACAATCCGATAAGGGACATGCTGCCACGTGGGTTGAACGTCATCCAATTGACCGGCACCGAATTCCTCGCATCGCAGCAGGGATTCCTCGACCTGCTGAACGAGGGACGGTTCAAACATACGAACAATCCACAATTGACCGCCGAAGTGCAGAACGCGCAGAAGCTCAAATCCGGTTCGGATGACCAGTGGAAGTTCGCGCCGATACGCAAGACCGAAACCACGGCCGGTTTGAAGGGTGTCAGTATCGCCGCATGGTATCGCGGCGTCAACCGTCCGAAGGAGCGCAAGGTCAGGGAGGTGATTGCCTGATGGGCAAGGATACGGGACTCTACCATCGGAATCGCGCCATCCTCCGCGAACGTACCAAACGGACGGGAGCGCCCTGCTATTATTGCGGTGCACCTTTCTACTGGGGCCGTAACACAGCGCATCCGTTGGCGTTCACCGCAGACCATGTGATACCGCGTGCCGCTGGCGGAAGCGACAGGATGGACAATCTCGTTCCGGCGCACATGCAGTGCAACCGTGCCAAGTCTGACCATATAGCAAGTCCGGCGACACGCCGAACGCGAACTGCGACGAGAAGGTGGTAGAATGGAAACCGTTACGCAGCAATGTGTAGCTCCTCTCTTGTGATTCTGGTTTGCACGCACCCCGTTTGACGAAAGTCAAGCGGGGTGTTATGCTGTGTCTTGGAGATGGTCGGTAGACGATTAGAGCAGCTTCGTCCACCATGCCAAGACCGACCGTCTCCACCTCAAAATGTACTGACTTGAACCGCCACAGCACAGTCGTTAAACAATGCATGGCATACCCACTGGAGACGGTGGGGTTGAGGCGCACACAGCCGGAAACAATCGTGGTAGAGGCCGAGTCGGGGCCGCAATGCAGAAGGCCGACACCATCCACCTCAACCACGAAAGGCAGTCATGTCCCTAGCGACAATCGAACTGAAGCCGGGCTTCGTTGACCGCAAGCTGATTTCCGAACAGCCCGCGGCCGGAGCCATCGCAAGGATTTCCAACAGCACTCCAATCGACCTCATCGGCACGCAGATGCAGACCATCGACTTCTCCGGCGAAATGGGCATCTTCGGCGAAGGCGCCACCGGCGAAACCGACGCCGAAAAGAAGAAGAAGTCAAACGACGCCACCAACGGTGTCGTGACCATCAACCCCATCACCTTCTACATCAGCTACCGTTTCCCGAAGAAGTTCCTTCAGCTGTTCGGCGTTGACGGCGCCTACAATCCGACCGACGCCACCTTCCGCGCCGGTTCGCCGCAGACCATGCTTCAGAGCATCCTCGCGCAGCCGTATCAGGCCGGAATCCTCGACCAGTACCGCACGTATGTGAACCGTGCAATCAGCCGCGCCCTCGACTTCGCCCCCATCTTCGGCGTCAACCCGGCGACCAAGGCCGCATCCACCGTCGCACGCACCAACGGATACGTGCTCAATCAGGCCGGAAACATCAACTACACTCCGGGCACCGGAGCCGAAGCAGCCACCGCGTTCAAACAGGCCGTGCGACAGGTCGCCGCACAGGGCGACGCGTCCGCGCAGGGCGTCACCACCTCCGCATACTTGGCCGCAATCGGCGATGGCCTCACCACCATCGGCACGCCGACCCAGTATGCGGCCGACGTTCCGCTCATCGGCAACATGGTCAACCTCGGCGGCGTCACCCTCGCAGCCTCCAACACCGTGTCCGACACCGCTGCGGCCACCGGCTCCGGCCAGCTGACCAAGAAGGTCCTCGATGCGGTCGTCGGCGACTTCGCCAACCGTTTCGTCTGGGGTGCTATCCCGCTGTCCGGCATCGAAGTGTTCGACTCCGGCAACCCGGATAATTCAGCAGAAGGCGACTTGGGCGCAGTCAACAAGGTGATGCTCCGCACCGAAGTCGCAATCGGCTGGGGCTTCATCGGCGGAACCAGCAAGTTCTACGCCATCACCCACGCCACCGCGTGACACTATTCGCACACATGGGCGGCGGCGACGCCGCCCATCCACTGATTGAATGCTAACAACGAAAGGAATTGAGATGGGCGCAAAGCAGTCTTCCGCAAACGTGACATTCTCGAAGCCGGGTACTAGTGCCAACAAGTCCGGCTATATTTGGGTCGCCCCACTGGGCACCCCAATCCCCACCGACGCCACCACCGAACTGGACGCCGCGTTCGTCGGCCTTGGCTATCTGTCCGAAGATGGTCTGACCGAACCGGCATCCCTCACCGCAGGAGACGATATTGTGGCCGCTGGTGGCGATACGGTCGCACAGGCTGACCCGACGTTCTCCAAGACGTGGACGGGTACTTGCATCGAAGCCCTGAACGAAGACCTGCTTAAGGTCGCCTACGGCTCCGCCAACGTGACGGTCGAACAGGCGTCCTCGTCAAAGGATGGCTCTATCACCGTCAAGGAGCAGGCCGGTGAACTGGAGCATCACGTCATCGTCATCGACGAAATGCTCAAGGGCGGACGCAAGCGCCGTAACGTGATGGCCGACGCCACCTTCCTCATCACCGGCGACATCAGCCACGTGCATACGGCCCTCGTGAACTTCGAGTTCACCATCAACGCCTATCCGACCGCCACCGCCCCGGCTCAGACCCAGTACATCACCATCCCAAAAGCGTAAGCTCTCCGAATCCGACGCTGACAGTCACCGTATCCGACAGTACGGTGGCTGACGGCGGGGCGATGTGGGTGGTCGGAGACTGAGGACAAGACTCGCCATGGTCACGCGAAACCGGTGTGAAGATGGTCAAGGGTGATGATGATGTCTATATTGGCGAACTTTCCATTCCGAAGGGCACCAAGTTCGACGTCAAGATTCTGAAGTCCACGGTTTCCACGACGAGTGGCGGTGATAATACTTGGTCTGCGGTCAGGTATGCCAGCACTCTGAACATGTCTGCATCGTATGATTTCGGAGAGTTCACCGACAATCTGATTCCCAACGGCAACTTCGACGAAGGGCAGGTGAAATGGACACCGGCTGAAGTAATTGTAGCCAATAACAAAGCCGACAGTGCCCCAAATGTATTGCGTGTCGGAGGCAGTTCGGACATTACCTCATGTTCTTCTGACATATTCACAATTCCACCGGGTCAGACATTGCGCCTCAGCGGGTATTTGCTTACCAATCATCCACCTGTTAGAGGTGGTGTCGTGATGAAGATTGTCACCCCTCAACAGCAAACACTGTTTGAATGTGACGTTGAAGGTGGAGGCAATGGCACGTTCCGTCAGTTCAGCAAGACATTCAAGAGCATGGATGTTCCAATGGAATGTCGGATTACGCTGTCGAATACAAGTGTTGGCGAATGGTGGCTATACGCAATCTTCGATACGCTCTCGCTTGTCAGCCCGTAAGGTGATGACAGGATACTCACCCCACGCCAAGACATACCATCAGGTAATGCCCTTGGCGTGGGGTATTATTATATAGACAAACGACGAAAGGAAAAACAATGGCAAAACGCAAGCCCACCATCACCGCAGAAGACTTCAACGACAATTGGGGCGACGCCTACGCGAAACTCCTCCGCAACCGCAAATTCCAACAGGCCATCCACTCCGAAAAAGTCGAAGACGGCGTGGAAACCATCTGGCTCGTAGACAAGCTCATGCGCGGCGTGCTGAAGGAAAACAAGTACGAAGCGGTCATGGCCGCATTCGACGATGATGTGCTCGATGCATGGGAATACCTGTCGGGAAAATTGCCAGCGCTTTTGGATTCACAGTCGAAAGACTGACTTACGCGATAAACCCAGACCAGTGGGACAGCCAAATCTTGGCCGACTTCGCCAGCCAATACGGTAGCCCACGACAATACACTCTCATAGAGAGAGCCAAACTCATAGGCACGTTCGGAGCGACGGCACGACTGCTCGACATCATCCAACAGTCAACACTAGCCCCCTACAGCGGTAAGGGCAGGAAGCCGAAAAGCGTATTGCCGGAAAACCGGAAGAACACCAAGAAGGAGGATTACGAACTCGATTCGATGAACACCGAAGACATCAACAAGGCGTTGGGTCTTCACCGAAAGGAACAATAGATGGCAAAGGGCAGCATCGCAACCGCATGGATACAAGTACTTCCATCGTTGGAAGGCTTGCATTCCGCACTTGTCAAAGCAAGCAAGGGCGCGGTGCTCACCCCCGCCATCAAACCCAAACTGGCATCCGGCACAAGCCGACTCTTCACATCGAACGGCTTGGGCATGTCCAAACTGTTTTCCGGCTCGTTCAACAAGAATCTCAACCTGCAAGGCGGCGTGAAAAACGCGCTAAACAGCGTGTTCGCCTCCTTTAGTTCAGGTGGACGGCGTTCCGCCAACGCTTTCGGCAACGGCTTCGCAAACCTCGACCTCAACAAGTATCTGAACACCGCAGCCGCCATCGCCGCCGTGGCATCGGTCGGCAAAGCCGTCAAAACCGTCACGTCCGACATCATCGAAATGGGCAACCAGTGGGGTCGGACCACCGCCATGCTGAAAAACGCGGTAGGCACCACCGGAAACTACACAAGCTCGCTCGAAACATCGCTGGGATACGCAAACGAGGTCGGCGTCACCACTGACGATTTCATCCAGTCGGCGGCACGTCTTCGCACGCTCGCGCCGGAAGTCGTGACAAATTACGGTGACGCGGCGAAATTCACCAAACTGCTCGACATGAACATGGTCAGCACCGGCGCGTCCACTCAGGAAGCGTCCAGCGCCATGCGCCAGATTACCCAAGCATTGGGTAAGGGCATCGTCAACGGCGACGAGTTGAACTCCATCATGGAGAACTCGCCGCAAATCGCACGAATGCTCGCCAAGCATCTCAACGTGTCCGTAGGTGACCTGAAACAGTTGGGCAAGGAAGGCAAAATCAGCGGCCAAGCCCTCTACGATACGGTGCTTGAGAACGCCGACGCCATCGAAAAGCAGTTCTACGCCATGCCTGTTACGGCAGACCGCGCATGGAACAGCATCAAGAACACGGTCGGCGCAAGGTCGGCGGAAGCGGCGACCGCATTGTCTACTAACTTCGGCAAGGCGTTGACCGCCATTTCTGGTTCGGGCATGGCGGACACGTTCGGCGAAATGCTCGCAGGATTCGTGCCATTGTCGAACGCGGCCGCCGAGTTGGCGACGACGTTCGTCAACCAGATTGCGCCAGCCGTCAACAATGCGTTCAACGTGCAGCAGGTCGAACAGTTCCTCGCCCCGTTGACGAATCTCATCAGCCTGAACTCGCAGAACGTCAACCTGCTATCCTCCTTGGTCGATATGCTGAACACGGTGGGTGTAGTCGGCGCCACCGCGTTCACACTCATGGTCGCCACGAACGACCGGTTCGCATCCAGTATCCCGTTCATCGGACGCGCGCTGGTTGGCGTGAAGAGCACGCTCATCAAACTTGGCTCCAGCTTCACTGACGTGTTCGGAGCGGCGGTGTCCGCATCGTCCGCGGTCATCGACAAGCTCGCGTCCATGGCTGACGCGATGTCGAAAACGCTGTCCGAATCAACTAAAGCGCAGAACGCGCTCGGCAAGTTCAACGTCGCATTCGAAGACTTGGAGACGTACGCGTTCAGCTTCGGTGAGAAAGGCGCTGAAGGCTTCGAACTCATCCAGCAGGCCGCAACGAATCTGCGGAATGGTGTTGGACGGGCGTCCGACAATGTGAAGCTGCTCCAAACCGGTTTGAACGCGATGGGAGCCGATGCGGAAGCGCTTCCCAAAGCGTTCCTCAAAGCGTTCGAAACGCTCGGCAAGGAAGTGGATGCTGCCGCACGGAAGAAGGCTCCATCCCTCATCCAAGCGTTCCATGACATTCGCGCCGCCGCAGACACCATCGTCGTGGATTCGGGCATCTACCGTTCGTTGGACACGGCCGGACAGAGCGCGGACATCTACCGTGACAAGCTCACGCAGGTTGGACGTGAGTTCAAGGAGCTTACCGGCCTGAACATTCCTGACGTGTTCCTTCCCTTGGTTGGCTCTGCTGTGTCCGCGTCCGACAGCATCATGCAGACGTTCGGCAACCTGAAGGCTGGATTGTCCAACTATGCCGCGAATACGGCGCAGCAGTGGGCGCCGGTCAAGGAGATTCTCACCGAAGCCTTCTCAAACGCCGCAGCATCCGTCAAAACAAAGATGGAAGCCATGCGTGCCAGCGTCGAATCCGGCGTGCTCTCCATGGTCGAGAACGTGAAAGGAAAGGCGTCCGAGTTCAAGACAGTGTTCAATGAGATGCTGGACGCGACCAGCATCGGTGACACCATGTCCAAGCTCGGGTCTGTGGTAGGCAATGGGCTTTCCACTGTCAAGGGCGTGCTCGCATCGTTTGGTTCCGAAGCGGCGTCCACGTTGTCTGAGCCGTTCGACGGTCTTGCTGAAAAGGTTTTCGGCTCGTTCAAAGGGCAGAATCCGTTCGCGCCGTTGACGTCCGCCGCGAAGACGGTCGGCGCCGGATTGTCGGCCACGGTCGGCGGCGCCGTGTCGCGTCTTGCCGGACGGTTCAGCCCGTTGGCGTCCGCTGGAAAGGCGGCCTTCGCTACCATAGGCTCCGCCGCATTGAAAGTGTCTTCCGGCGCGTTGAAGGGATTCGGCGTGGCCGTGAATGGAGTCGGCGCTGCAATCGGCAAGATTGGCGGCATCGCATCCCAGCTGGGCGTGACCGGCGCAATATTCACCGGATTGACGACCGGCTTCCAGACACTGTTCAAACTCGACCCGTCCCAGATGGTCGGCAAGTTCGACGAATGGCAGAAAAGCCTCGACAACACGCTTACCGGCATCCAGACGAAACTGCCAGCCATGGCGAACGCGTTCGCCGCCGCTCTCCCGCAGATGGTGTCGAGCGTCACCGCGGCGCTGTCGGGCATCGCCAACGCGCTCATGAGCGTCGGGCAGACGCTCGCACCCGCGTTGATGACGATACTGCCGCAAATCACCCAAGCGTTCTCCGACATGTTCGCCCAACTGCCCGGATTCATCGCCACGTACGGCCAGCCGATGCTGGAAGCGTTCGGCACGCTGTTCGCAACGCTCGCCGGACAGATTCCGTCGCTCATGACCTCGCTTGGACAGGCGTTGATTACCGGCGTTCAGGTCGCGTTCAACGCCATAAGCGACAATAGCGAGGCCATCGCCGGATTCATCAGCGGGTTCGGCGCATCCTTGGCTTCCGGCATTCAAACGTTGGGCGCCACCGTTGTGGCCGCGCTCCCGTCCATCGGACAGAGCATCGCAACCTCGTTGCCGACGCTGATTCCGGCGTTGATGTCCGCCATCACCAGCGTGATAACCTCATTGGCCGCCGCATTGCCGGGCATCGCCGTCGCCATCATCAACCAGCTGCCCGCAATCATCGGTGGTTTGGTGACCGGTATCGTCAACGGTCTGCCGACATTGTTGGGCGCCTTCATCAGCGTTGTAACCAGCATCGCAGCGAACTTCCCACGCATTTTCATGGCCGTCGTGCTCGCTGTCCCTGCGATTATCGGGAGCATCGCCCGTCCGTTCGCCGGACTGGGCGGTAAGATTCTCGGCTTCATCCGTGACATTCCTGGCAAAATCACGGGCCTGTTCGCTGGTGCTGGCTCGTGGCTGCTCGATTCCGGCGCCGCGTTGATGGACGGTTTCAAGCAGGGTATTCTCAACGCGGTCGATAAAGTGAAAAGCGCGGTGAAGGGCGCGTTGCAGAAGGTTCGAGACTTCTTCCCGTTCTCTCCTGCTAAGGTCGGCCCGTTCTCCGGTTCAGGCTACACGTCAGTGTCGGGCGAGCATCTTATGCGCGACTTCGGAAAGGCCATCGGCGCTCAAGGCGCGTTCGTGCGCGGTCAGGTCGATGGCGTGCTCGGCTCGTTGGATTTTGACCAGATTGACGCGGCCAATCTTGGCATGGTGTCGGCGCCGCGGCTGAAGGACTATACTGGAATGGTGTCGGCTGGCGACCAGCGGCATGCTGGCGGAGTCCACATCGACAATGTGGTTGCAAGCCCGTTGAGCGACGTGGAACTCGTGGCCCGCCGGTTCGGATACGCTTTGAACAATGAGATGATTGGAAGTGTCAGACCTTGAGCACGATAACCGTCACCGTGGGTGACATCACGCTTTACGGCGACGCCGGACACGAGTTCACATTGGTGTCTATGAGTGGTTTCGACGATTTGCCGTCAGCCAAGACCGAACAGGATTCTTGGGCTAGGGCTGACGGCAACGCCATTCCCGGCACGACGTATTATGATGGGCGCACCATCACCATCAACGGATACTATGCGACCAGTACGGTCGAGGACACCGACGTGATGATGCGCCGTCTCCGTGGCATGGCTGGACGGTTGGTGCCCGTCACCGTGCGGAAGGGCGCTGGCATCGCATTGTCATGCGATGCGGAACTCAGGTCGATGACCGTGGACGAATACCGGTATCGTGGGAAGGCCGCGTTCCAGATTGGATTGCTCGCACCATCCCCCTACCTGTATGGGCCATTGCGTTCGCAGACGGTCGGCGTGCCGACAGACGGCGAAGGCATCACCGACCCGCTGCTTGACCCATTATCCGAAGGCGAGGTCGGCAATCCGGGACGTGTCGCCATCACCGGAAGCGGTTTCGCACCAACGCATCTTGTCGTGAAAATCAGAGGCGGACTATCCGAAGGCGTGCGCATCCACTGCGTCGAAACCGGCGAAGCGGTCGAATTCCACCGTCAAATCAACCCGGACGAGACGATGGTGTTCGACTTCGATGATGAGCGTGTGCTGTTCCAGAACCAGTCTGATTTGAGCATGTTCCTCACCGAAGAGAACTGGTTCCGTCCTTCGGGTGATGCGACGATACAGTTCACGCCGTTGGGCGTGCAGTCGGGCGAGCCGACGATGACGGTCGAATGGAAGGAGGCTTGGCGGTGAAAATCTATCTCGCAGACCTGCTGACCGGACGCCGCATCATCCCATTGCCACACACTTCCGCCGAATGGGAGATGAAACTGAACGACACCGACTCGCTCACCGTCAAAGTGCCCATCTACGCTTCGACGGACGACACGCGCGTCCAATATATTGCGAACGATGCGCGACTGTTGGATTTGAGGAACACCGCGGCCATCGGCAAGACCGTCATGGTCGCGGAGGATGATGGGCTGACGGTCGGCGGAGTGCTCATGCGCCGCGACTATGACGCCGATTCGGGTATCCTTACCTTGGTCGCTTCAGGCATGTGGACGTATTTCGACCATAGGACGGTTCTTCCGGCGAAGGCGATGGGGAAAAGCCTCATCAAGTCGGATGGTTCGCCAGACACTCAATACGACACGTCGTACAAGAATGTCACGTGGAACACGGTCGCACGCAATCTTGTCGAACAGGCGATGAGCTGGCCCCACAGCAGAGTGCCGGTCGTATTGGAGACAGCGGAGGTCGGCACGTCGGAGGCGAATTATCAGGCGGTCGATTTGAATTACGTCGGCGAAGTTTTGACGAACATCACGAACCGTCAGAACGGTTGCGACATCGGCTTCTTCCCAATGCGCACGGCTGACGGATTAGGGTATGAGTGGCATATGAAGACCGGTCATCCGCTGCTTGGCGGCGAAACCCACTATTTCAGCGCGTCCGCCTTGCAGCCGGGCATCGCATCCCTGTCCGCAACGGATGACGGCGACAAGCTCGCCTCGCTGCAATGGTTCACATCTGGCAAATCGGACGATAAGACGCTCGTCGTGTCGGCCTACACGGACATTCTGGAGAAGGCGGGAGCGCCGATTTGGGAGAGCGTGGATTCAAGCCATTCGACGGTCAAATTGCAGAACACGCTTCAGGCGTATGCGAACGAGGCTGCCGCCGTCTACTGGCAGCCGGTATCCTCCACTGAGGCGAAAGTGCATCGCGGATACCTGCATTCTGTGAATCAGACGCTCGCCAACTATACGGTCGGCGATTATATCAGGTTCACTACGAAGGGCGACTGGTATTATGTGGATGGCGCGCATACGCGGCGCATCACCGGCATCAAAGCCGATGAAAGCTCGAATTGGATTACGTTCACCCTTGGTGACGTGTTCGACGGTGTGAAAGTGACGGTGGAATAATGGAAATCGTAGTGCATCAAGGCGAATCGGCGGACGGCACCCCATTGGACGCCGATGACGTTCTCGACGTGAAGAATCCGGCTCAGGCGACCAACAAGCTCGTAGCCACCCTGAACGAGTATGGTCGCCGGTTGCGCGAATTGGAGAAGCCCTCAGGCTCGCAGCTGACTCAGGCGATTCAGAAAGTGTTGGACATCAGCGAGAACATCGACAACACGGTGGCCGCATCCATCAACAGAAATTCCTATGACCGTGCGACCATCGACCAGAAGTGCAATACGTGGAATTGGGGCGTATTGTCTGCCGACCGTGGCGGCACGAATACGACGAACGCCTACAATAACCTGTTCACGGTCGGCCCATGGCGTGCCGTGTGGGCGTTGTCGGACGGCACGATGGGCACATCACAGTCCAGCCGCAAGGTTAAACAGGATTTCCTCAAACCGGACATCACGTTAGAGCAGATGCGCGCCGTGGATTGGACGCTCTACCGTTTCATCGACGACGTGAACCGGAACGGCGACAGCGCGACAATCCATGTCGGCATGATTGCCGAAGAGTTGGATGACAACGGTTTGGGGCAGTTCGTTGAGTATAATGATGACTACGAGCCTGTCGGCATCAACTATCCGATGCTGGGCGTGTGGGCGATACACGAAGCTCATCTCGCCCATGACCGTATCGACCGGCTTGAGGAACGTTTGAAAGCGTTGGAAGGAAAGATTGATAATGGCATTGAGGAATAGTATCTTCGCAGTGTCCGGGAAAGCGTCGTTTATGGATGCACGCCGTGACATGAGCGGCCTGTTCGTCTGCGACAAGAACACGATGATGCCGATTGCCGGCATTCTCGACCGTTCGCAGGACAATCTCGTCACCGGCAACAGTGATTCCATGAGCGTGACGGTGCATCCGTTCAATGCGGTACTGAACCGTTACGGCGCGCTGCTTATCCAGAACGACGGAAACGTGAACGTGCCGCTGGCTGCGGCCCCGTCAGCTAATTCGCGTATCGACGTCGTGTATGTGAAGCAGAACGAGACGCGCTCGCCAATGTCGGATAGTTCGGACGTTCCAGCATTCGGCGTCGTGCAGGGTACGGCTTCAGCTGTGCCGGTCGCGCCGGCTATTCCGGATGGCGCTTTGGCTTTGGCGCAGGTGCTGCTTCCGGCTGGCGTGTCGAATACTGCTGCTTCCGGCGTGGTCATCACACAGACGTATATTGGCGCGGCCATGAAGGGTGACATGCTGAGAGTGCAGACTTCCGCCCAGCGTGACGCTCTGACCGAAGTGCCCGAAGGCACGCTGCTGCATAATGTGGCCGATGGTTGCGATTATGTCAGAAAAGGCGATAAGTGGCGTGGATGGAATATGCCTTGGACTGACATTCATTTAGGTGCGAATCAAGCACACATGTGGGCTTCTAACGGTGTTGGGTACATCGACCTGCTGACTACGGACATCAATCTGACAGGATGGGGTTCGGCAGTGACTGTTGGGCAAGTGAGTAACAGCGCATTCTATCCGGTAATCGACGAAGGGTTCTACGCGCCCACGAGAGACGGTTATCTTCCGTCCGTAGTGGCCGTTAAAGCCGGAGGAGCCGTAAGGCTTGAATATGCTGGCGGCCAGACCGGAAAACGTATCGTTTCCACCATTTTCTCATATAATATCGGTTAGCCCCCCCCCATTCCCTGCGCTGCCATCCTCCTGTCACACCGGAGTGATGGCATTTGTGTTTTTGCTTGCCGCTGTGGATTTCTGACATAATCTCAACCATTGGATAGAATAGTGCCATATGAGCACTGACATCATCGTCGCCCTAGTGACCGGATTATGCGCCATCGTGGTCGCAGCGGTCACTTGGGCGCAAAACAGACGCGGCGACCTGAGCGAAGCCTACCGGCGACTCTCGGAAGCCCAATTGAACATGCAGCAGGAAATCGACCGACAGGACGAAAAACTGGCCGCATTCATTCAGGAACGCGACCAGCTCCGCTATCAGGACGATTTGAAAACCGCCTACATTCGGGCAATCGGCCATTGGCTGGGCGAACTTTGCAACGTTCTCGACCCCGAGTTTCTAGAACGGTATCCGAAGCCAAGACTTCCCGACGGGCTAAGGAGTACAATAGAACCGTTGGAAAACGACAACAGTAAGGAGCAGAATATTGTTCACTAGGGATTTTTGGGTTGACACGTTGGAGCGTGCAATCCGCACCGCATGTCAGGCGGCATTGTCGGCTGGCGTGGTCGGTGGCGTCGGCCTGTTTCAGGTCGATTGGTTGAACGTGGCTGGCATCGCGCTTGTCGCAGCCGTCGCATCCGTATTGACGTGCGTTGCGTCCTCCGGCAAGACGGATGCCATCAGTCCGGCTTCGCTCGCCACCCCATCAAAGAGTCTGGTGACGGGCAAGCATATTGCAAGCAATGAAACGGAGGTTTCCAAATAATGAGGTTTGTGGATATCAGCAATTGGAAGGCTGACGTTGACGTTTCCAAGATTGACGCCGATGGCGTCGTGGTGCAGTGTACTTGGGGTGCCGGAGAGTTGACAACCGACAATGGCATCGTCGAATCCGTGTGGACTGGCGCTGACGCGAAGATTCAGGCTGCTACCAAGCGTGGCCTTGCAGTCGGATATATGCATTACATTCGTGGCGTGAACGCTTCCGAGGAGGCGTATTTCTTCGCCAAGAGCACCGAAGGCTATCTGAAGAAGTTCGTGCCGTGCGTTGACTGGGAGCAGGCCGACAATGCCGCTTGGGGCGACCGCGCATATCTGGACGAGTTTCTATACCAGTATATTCGACTGACCGGCGTGAAGCCGCTCGTGTATGCGCAGCGTTCCGAAATCCCGTTCATCAAGGATATTGCCACCAAGCATGATTGTGGTATTTGGGAGGCGTGTTATGCTTCAATGGATGCGGTCGGCTGGCAGGATGCCGATTCGATTTGGTCGTATGTGGCGTATCCAATGCGCCAGTACACGTCCAACGGCCATATCGGCGGCTATGCCGGTTCGCTTGATTTGAACTATTTCGCTGGCGATAAGGCCGCTTGGGATAAGTATGCTGGCGTTGGTGCGAACACTCCGGTGAATCCGGCTCCGGCGCCGGTGGTTTCACCGGCTCCGACCGTGGTTGCCACCTCGTATGAGGTCTCGGTGGACGAGTTGAACGTGCGCACCGAACCGTCTCTGAAGGGGCAGGTTGTCGCCAGTTACGGTCGCGGCGAGAAGGTCGTGTTGGATGGTTGGGGCGCTTATGCCGATGGCTTCCTGTGGGGTCGTTATGTTGGCGCTTCTTCGGGCCAGCTGAGGTATGTCGCCATTGGTACTGATTCCGGCAGTGATTGGTATTTGACAATGTGTCGTTGACCGTGATATAATGAGGGCTGTTGGAAGTTTTTCCAGCAGCCCTCCTTTGGTTTCTCCCCAGCCCCCGCACGGTTCATGCGGGGGCTTCTCTTTTTAGTCATACAACCATATGCAAGCCACTATCGCTAGGGCAGCTACAGCAACATATGCGATGAAGATGCGGTCGCTCCATGCGTCGCAAACCAACATTATGGCCGAGACGAGTCCAAGTAGGATGGTGGTGCAGATGATGAGTTTCAGGATTTCCATATCAGAACTTCTCGCTTTTCTCGTTCAACCACGACCGCGCAATCTCCAACATTTCGTACAGTATCCGTTGAGCAGGTACATTTCTTTCGTGGTGAGTTTTTTTAGGCAATGCTTGCATAGCGTCGGGTCGAGGCGGGCTAGTCCTCTAATAACACTCATCGGGATACTCCAATCCTTCCTGTCCGTCTTCGTCCGTCAATGCCGAATCGATTTCCTGCTTGCAGGTTTCGCACAGCATTTCGGGATACCATTCCTCTAACGTCATCTCACGCCCGCAGTCGAGGCATTGTTTGGGTGATTTCACGTCACACCTCCACCGCGGGCTGCGGAGCCTTCTGATGCTGATAGTGGCCGACCATGCCGTAGGGTTTCACTGAGGCGGCGTTCAAATATTCGAACGACACCTGTCCGATTCGCATGCCGGGCGTCAGCATGATGGGGAAACTGTTCTCGTTCTTCAGTTCGACGGTGATGGTTCCGATGAATCCGGCGTCGATGAATCCTGCGGTCACGTGCGTGCAGAGTCCGAGTCGGCCAAGACTGCTTTTCCCGTCGAATCGTGCCATCATATTGTCCGGGAGGCTGATTTTCTCCACTGTGGCGCCTAGGACGAACTGTCCGGGCTGTAGCATGTAGTGTCCGTCGATTCTGACGGGCTTGGTGTGGACGCCGTGCAGCGTGTGGTCGCCGCCGTCCGCGTAACCGTCTTTCGCATCTTTGGCGAAGATGATGATGGTGTCCTGCAAGGTCACGTCATACGAGTTGGGGTTCAACTGTTTTTCCGTGTATGGCAGGATAAGGTCTTGATGGTCCACGCACTGTTCGATGGTGATGTCGTTCAGCATTTTCTTTCTCCTTACTCGTCGCAAAGGCGCTGCAACAGTTCCTCGTCGCTTATCGGTTTGATTTCATACAGGTACATTGCGCATGCGGATGGGTTTTCCATCTTCGCTTCTGCTGGGAACCGTTCTTTGAGTTCCTGCACGGTCGTGTCGGTCAGCTTGGCGAACATGCTCCATGTCCAAGGGCTGGCCTCATAGTCGCCGAACGGGGTTTCCGAGAGGATGATGGCGTTGCCGACGTGTACTCCGGTGGGGGCGTCGGAGAATACGAAGGCCACAGTCTCGTATGGCGATTGGGTTTCGCGGAGGATGAAGTTTGTCTCCTCGGATTCTATCTTCCGCCATTCCTCACGGCCTACTGTTAGTCGCGTCACATTGCGGTTGTCATTAGTCATTGTTCTTCCTTTCCTGCATGAACGCGAGCGCCATTGTGAGGTAGGCGATGGCGTCCAGATACGAGTCTTCCTTGTTGTGGTCGTATTTGATGCGTTCGATTTTCAGTTCGGCCATCATGATTGCGATATCCACTTCCGCATCGTCGCAGTCGAACCATCGTTTGGAAATGTTCTGGAACATGATGCGCGGATTGCCGTATTCTTCGGCCTTCTCCCCGTTGAGCATGTCATTCACACGGACGAGGTTGTCGGCGATGCGCGTGTAGATGCTTGGCTCAATGTTTTCGAGCGCGTTTTTCACTGTCGGCGGCTCCGGTGGGTCGAGGATTATGCCGCTCGTGCCTTCTAATCCGTGATTGTTGGCCGCTTTGGTGGGAATCGCCTTGTTCACGTCTTCCATCACCTCATCCCAATTGTTTTTCCTTGATGATGTCATCGAGTGTTTTCCTTCCTTCTATCACGTCCATGACCTTGCGGTTCCATGGCGTGTCCGGTACGAGTATGCGTTGCCGTCCCTGATAGGGACTGCCGCGTCGTACCAGTCTTCTGTTTGCCTGCTCCCAGTCGGCGTATGTCCATGGCAGGTCGAGCCATATCTGGTCTTTCATGAGACGCTGTAGGCCATCAACGCCGGTGCCCATGGATTGCGGGTTGGCGACTATGAGCCGATACTTTCCGCGTTCTTGAGCGTCCATGGCAAGGAATGTCTTCGCATCGGTGCATGGCGTCCAAGTGCGGTAGATTTCGTCTCTTACCGCTTTGAACCGCGTCCATACGAGCAGTGGCGTATGGTCTTCGCGTCTCTCGGCTTCATCGTATACCGTTTCGAGTTTGGACACGCCGAACCAGTAGGATTCTCCACGGTCTTCGGTCTTGTAGGCGAAGCCGTCGTCGAGTTGGGCGAGTTTGACCGCTGCGGCGCTCGCGCTTGCCGCGTACACGTCTTCGGCCAATTGGTGGGTGTTCGTCCATTGTTCGAGCGCCATGTCCTCCTGTTCGGTTTTCGGTGATGGGAGCCATTCGACCTGCGGCAGCGGGTTGCCGCCGCGTCGTATGTCCAATACGAGCTTTTGCAGTTGTCGGCACGCTTCCTCGACCATGGGCTTGGAATACGTGTATTTGACCACTGTACGCCCTTGCACGCTCATCGTGTATGGCTTGCCGTATCGCATCCTGAAAGCCCCTAGAGTGCGCCAAGAATCGCCTAATAGGGCCATCCTGTCATTGGCGTGCGGATACATGACCACGGTCTGCCCGTACAGGTCTTCCAAATCCTTCGGAGCGGGCGTGCCGGTCAGCATCAGCACGTCCTTGGCAAGGTCGCTGATGCCCTTCACGACTTTGGAACGTCCGCTCCTAGGATTCTTCACCATATGGCTTTCATCCACGATGAGACTGAAACCGTCCGGCACTTCGCCCAGCTTGGCGGCCATATTGTATGACACCACGAGGAAACGATAGTCTTCCGGCCAGCCATGTTTACGATAGTCTTCGATGGTCAACGCCTTGCCGTGCGACCATTGGCTGATTTGCGGCAACCACGCGGTCTTCACAACGCTTGCCGGACAGATGACGAGGATATGCTCCGCATCGTCCAGCAAGTCCATGCTGCGTTTTGTCTTGCCTGTTCCTGCCTCGTCGAAAATGAAAGCCCTCACTGTTTCTCCTTCCCGTGCTCGGCTTCCCACGCCGCTATGCGCTCGCGTCCTTCCGGCGTTTTACGCCATCTGCGCCAAGTCTGATAGCAGACGCCATGTTCAGCCTTGAATTTCTCCTGCCATTTGCGGCATGCGTCCCGGCTTTCCTCACGATGCTGTTTTCGGTATCGCACCCAATAGTCGAGCATTTTCTCGTGGTTCTCGTTCATCCACTTCTTTTTCAGCTTCCGCTTATGCTCCGCCTTTTCGGGTGTCATGTCGGCGTAGTGGGTGACGGTCTTCTTTTTTCTGGCGGGCGGCATTGGCTTGGGCTGGCGCATCTCCTCGATGTCAGCCCAAGCGTCGCCGTCAAGCCATTCGGATACACTACTCTTCATCATGTCCGCCGGAATGATTGATGAGGTCGATGATGCCTTTGACCACACCGAAAAGGATAAGGACGACCACCGTGGTTCCAAGCACGGACAGAAGGATGGCGGGCAGATACAGGCAGTTCATCATCAGCTCACGCATTTTTCTTCTCCTTCACCACGCTGAGACGTGTGGTTGTCGATGTTTTTTTGAATGGGGTCAGGTCTGCTGGATGCTGGCTGAAATACGCTTTGTAGTCGGTGGTGGTGCGCGTGGTTTCCGCCAGTCTTGCGACATGCCCATTGCAGTATACTCGTTCGCCGGGGTGCTCTCCCAGCCATGTGGTGAGCTTTTCCTTCAGCATGTCGTACCGGTCTTTTGCCTCCAACAGTTCGGCCAACAGCTGCCATCCGTCATCGTCCACATCCGTGGGCTGTTCCGCACGCTCGTATTCCGTCACATACCGTTCCAACGCGCCAACATCCATCACGTCTGGGACGATTACGATGTCAAGCGTCTCCTTTATTCGTTCGGTGATGTATTCGGCGTCCAAAGTCTCCCAAGACGGGGGGCGTTGCGCGTAGATGATTTCCGCATACTCCGTATCCATCATGCGGGCCTCTATCTGCGCTTGAGCCGAATATTGGTTGTGCTGTTCTGTGGTGAGGAACGTGTAGGATGGTTTGCTCCCAGTCTTCACTTCGACGGTGTGCAGGATGCCACCATAGTCACGGTATGCGGCGTCAAGCGAGACGTGCAGACGCCCGTCCGTGTAGAAACTGTTGTCATACCATGCGAGCTGTCCGTTCTCCAACTTTTCGACCGGAGTGTTCTTGGCGACGATGGCGAGCTGTAGGCGTTCGGCATACAGTTTGACGAGCATTGGCTCCCAAATGCTGCCGAACCGCAATGCCGACTGCACGGCCGGAATGTCCGGCGGTGGGGATGGCAGTTGTCCGGTGGCGATGAAATGCGCGAGACTGGACGCGCCTATCGTTTCCTCACGGGCTTTGAGCCATGTCTCACGGTCCTGGAATACCTTGTATGTCAGAGTGTTTTCGTCCATCTCATTTTCCCTTCCGAATCGACTACGAGGATGTAGTGGTACATGTTCGTCATATCGACGACGTTTTTGTAGGACAGCAGTGCGTCCACGGCTTTCATGCCGTATAGGAGCATGACGTTCGCGTTATGTTTGGCGAGCGCTTTGAGTTCTCGGCATTGGTCTGGGCTTGGCCTTCCTACCGTGCGTTTCAGTTCGATGAACCACACGTTGCCGTCCTTGTCTACGGCGGTCACGTCGGGGAATCCGTTGCGTGAGCGTCCTTCGGTTTTCTGTACGTACCATCCTTGCTGTTCCAAGATTCTGATGAGACGGTTCTGGATGGCCGACTCCAATGGTTCCGGCTTGTGGTTATTCAATGTCGTCATTGGCGTCCTCCTTGATTCTGACCGCGCTGACCCATACCGCGTATGTTCCGTCCGGCTTGCGACGTGTGACCGTGGCGTAATCGACGTTTGGTTCCGTCCATGATGTGAGATGTTTGCGGATATTGTAGGCGGTGGCGTTCGCGGTGGTGCGTTTCTCGTATGAACGGTATTCGGCCCATTTGCCTAGATTGTGTTTGAGTGCCGTGTTGAACACGGTGTCTACCCGACTATTGGCCGGGGGGGTGGTTAGGAATTTCGTCATTTGTTCTCCTTCGGTTTGAAATATGCGGGCATGATTGACTTCGGCAGGATTCTGCCTTCACGCTCCAACCGTTTCGCATGTGGGAACAGCCAGCCGCGAGACACTCCAAGCGCCTTCGCGGCTTGGCTGATGTTCATGCACGTTGTGAGCGCGTCAATCAGCGTGTCGTCACTGTAGTGGATTGGCGCGTTCATGGCCGGTTAGAACTCCGGTTCCGGTTCCCCGGCGCCCTCGTCCTCGATGATCAGCTGGGTGTACACGCCGAACTTGTGGGGGGCGGGGGTGTTGTTTTTTTCGATTCGCAGCAGCTGCACGCCGGTCAGGAAGTATGTGAGGCGTCCTTCCTTCGTGCTGCCGATTTTGAATGCGACGTTGGCGAGCGTGCCATCTCCCGGTTCTTCGGTCAGTTCGATGTCGTTGGCGTTTTGGTCAACGATGCTTGGCTTCCACTTGGACGATAGGTTGACGAGCCACTTGCCGCGCTGCGGCTGGGTTCCGTCCTTGAGGGCGATAAGGTCGCCGTCTTTGTAGCGCAGGTTGTCGCCGTTGGCGCGCACGCCCAACTGTTTGGCGGATGCGACGAGTTCCTTATGCACGTCTCCGTTCTTTGGGAACGCGAGCTGCAGCTGGTAGTTCGGTTCGATTCCGCGCTGTTTCGCCGCGTCGGACTGATACTTGTCCTTGATGTGAACGAATCGGATTTCGCCTACCGCTTCGATTTCGAGCATGTCGTTTGCCATTGTTTTTCCTTTCGGTTTTTAGTTGAATTCTTCCGTGAGGGAGGGGCGGGGGAGGGGGGCGGCTGTTTTTCCGTCGTCGTCCATCACTGTTGTGAGTCCAAGCAGGTGGATTAGCCCGTAGCGTCGGTAGTAGGTTTCGAAGCTACCCACCTGTTGGGCCGCGGCCGCCGGATACGTGTAGCTGCTGCTGACCGCCTCGCCATGCTTCACCATGTCCATGAGGTTTTCCCCATCATGCGCGGACTCGTAGACGGCTACGGTCAGAGTGTTGTAGACGGTTGGCATGTCCGTGTCGGCGCCGACTATCTCGCTTGAGCAGACAGCCGTCCAGCCTAAGCCGTGTTCCATCATGCTGTTCTTGACGAGCTGCCAAACGTTGTCCAGCGTGGCGTACTTGTATCCGTATCCTTCGGTGGTGCGTTTCACTGCTTCGACCGACTGTTGTACTTCGGCGATTCGGCTTAGCACGTCGTGTCGTTTATCGTTCGCCATTGTTCCTCCTTTTTTCGAGTTCGTTTTCGATTAGCGTTTCGTTTATGGCGAGTCTGTAAGCGCGTTCCACTATGTCGTCGTAGTCGCGCTGGGTGTGGGGGGTGTGTTCATGGATTGCGAGTTCGGCTATGACTGCTAGGTTTTCGTTTGTCGGGTTCGACTTGTACGAGTCTATGCGACTCTGCCATACGTCGTGGCGTCCTTGCAGCCATGCTTCAAGCGCACACTGATAGTCTCTGGCTGTGTATGGGGCCGCGGTGTCAAACACGATTATGTCGCTCACCACGTCGATTCCCGCGTTGAGCGCCCTATCGGACAGACACGTCAAGCATGTTTCGACTCTATCGGGAAAGTATTCCGACGGTTTCATTGTTTTACCTCATTTCTTTGGTTTCATTGTTTATTATATCATGGCGTGTCTCACGACACGCCAGAAAAATTCGTTTTCGATAAGCGTTTCGTCTATGGTATCGCCCTATCGCGTCACGTCACCGGTCTTGACGGTTTCCATCTGGAATCCCGCGCAGGTTTCCCAGCTGGAACCGGCCGGTGATACGGTAGACGCGATAAAAATAATCGTCATGCAAATGATTGCAACGATGATTACCTGATTCTTGTTCATCATTCACTATCCTTCCTTTTCGATTCTGTTAATCTTGCGGCACGTCTCCTTGGATGGATTGGCACCACCTACTGGGAGGGGGGGGGCTAATCTATCCATCTCATGACGGTAACCGCCATCGAAGTTTGTGTGAAAATCAGGCTTCGACCAGCTCGTACCTGTCTCCGGCTTCTTCGTCGAAAGCACCCAGCTTAAACCCGCGGTCGGCAAGCAGTTTGTTTGCCGCGGCCTCCCATTCGTCTTCGTCCTCTCCGTACACGCCTTCGATTTTTTCGGCGTCGTGGTTGAGGTTTCCATTCTCTGGGTCAATCTGCCAATTGAGCTCATATCCCATCCAAAGGCCTTTGCCGGTGTTGGCGTCGGCTATAAGGAGCGTATCGCATGCGTCGCTCTGGCAGATGGCGATTGGCTTGACGGTGATGGTCTTGTTGGTGTTGATGTCAATTGCGGTGGTCATTGTCTTTGCCCTTTCTTGTTTGGTTGATGATTATGATATTACTCTTGGTTATGGCGCGACACACCGAGAGTATGAAAAAAGGCGGCACGCCTAGGACATGCCGCCAAATGCATTTTCGCCGGTGCCCCGGCACGGGTGATGCTACCGCTAGTAGCGTTGGTGCGCATCCTTGGAGAGGCGTTCTACTACATAACCGCCTATTATATCAGGGCGTGTCTCACGACACGTCCGAAAATTCATCAGACACGCCAATACATGTTGGAAACCCATACGCCATGCGAGTATTCAACCGGCTCGCCCTCAAGCCATTTAAGACAGCCGTGGGTGGTAATAAGCGCTACAAGTCCCTGACCCTTAAACACGGTGTTATCGTATCCGCTATCGATCCACGCGTCAACCATGCACGACGCATAGCGTTCGATAAAACTCGCCGATACCGTGCCGCGGGGGTGTTTTTCGAAAAACCGCCACATGGCGCGTATCCACTTGACCGCCGGAACGAGCCTGTTCGCGCTACCCTCATACCAGCAGTCGAACGTGCGCAGTTCGATGGTGTCCGCGTGCTCGTCGTTGACTGCCGTGTGCTTACCGGTGTACTCGCCATGAGTGAGCGCGCACCAATAGTCGTCGTCGAGATGGCGCATGTTGAGCAGTCGGCATTGGGCCGCGTTCAGCCCGTGTAGCGCCCAATACCAACGGCTTGCGCATTGGTTTGGCGTGCGCGCCACGTGGATATGACCCCCCGCGTTCTCGCCCCATTCTGGGATGCCCTCTACGAGCTGTTGCAAGTCGGGCAGTTTGGACATGTTAAGAATATTGGACTGCAGTTCCATCCCGTTCCGCTCTAGTGACGCGTCCTTGTTCCATCCGGCAATGATGTCAGAGTCCGTCACGTTTTCCACGAAGTCGTCGGATAGTTCGGATTCAAGTTCAATCTCGACGCCGAAAGTGAATTGGTCCCCGTTTCCGAACGCGTACGGGTAGACGTAAGAGGGTTCCTTGGCGTCCATGAACGCTTCGGCACCACGGTGTCGCGGGCAATAGTAGCCATCGCACGTCAGGCTACCCCCGCAGTACTCGCACAGTACCGCGTCGCATCCGAAGACGTCACAGCAATAATACTCGCCACCGTCCGGGTCAATCGGCGTGCCGCATTGCGCGCACCACTCGTCCTCATCGTCGAGGTCGTCCACGTTGTAGACGCGACGCATTCCATCGCCATTGCTGAAGCGCACGTAGAACTCACTGCCGAACGCCACGCATTGCGCGTCACCGTCGGGCCATTTGTCGCGATACGCCTTGAAGAGGCGTTGCGCGTTGCCGTCGCGCTCAATCCATTCAGCATACGGCTCCCCGCCCATGATTGCGATTTTGGTCAGCCATTGTAATCATTACTCCTTAATAGAATGGCCTATAATGTTTCGTGCCCTTGCGGGACTCGAACCCGCATGTGTGCCTCTAGGGCTGGACGGTCAGGCGGTCAGCCCGGCGACTATCCTGAGTGTTTCGTCGTCCGTCGCGCCCTCACGGACTATCGCGGTCACGGTTGGCGTATCGATATAGACGACGTAGTTGGCGAGCGGCACGAACCGTACCGTGATGTCGCCCTTGGTTGCCGTGATGTTGCCGTTGGCGACGGTTTCCAGTTCGTACCCGCGTGCTTTCATCTGATTGACGAATGTTTGCTTTTCCATTTTACCTCCTTGGTTGATACCTTTAATATATCACGACGGTATATCGTTGTCAATATCGGCGTGTCGTATTGGCGGGGGGGGGTTACATCTTGTGCATGACGTAGAGATTACGGTAACGGGTAACGTCGCCGTTGTCTACTGCCTTCTCGCCATAAACTTTATCCCTTAGCCAATCGAGATTAATGCCGCGGAAAACAGTGTCAGTCTGCGATAGAAACTCCTTGACGTGCCTTAATGTTGTGGCGCTTAGCACGTCCATATTGACGGCCACATCGCAGATTGTTGGACACGTGCCGATTGACGTAATCGGCCTGACGGCACACACCGTGGTGCCGTATGACCTAAGCACGTAGCCCATGCCGTCGCACCCGGCATCCCACATCTCAACTATGGCCTTGTGGTAAAAAGACTGTTGGGCAGTGTTAAGTGGTTGTAGCTCGTAGCTTCCAACGTAACGCATTACTATCACCTCTTGTGTTGTGGTTTGTTTGATGTCTCCAGTATATCAAGTGTTAACTAATAAGTCAAGTCGGCGTGTCGCAAATTGTCGCAACGGCTGACTTAGCCTTGGATACCCCCCTAATGGATACCCCCCTTAATGCCCCCCCTAATGGATACCCC